CGTAGCTCTCGCCGTCCCAGGTCGAGAACGCCCGGACCCAGCGCTCGCCCGTGGGCTTATCGTCGAAGTCGTAGCCCTGGTGGTACGAGACCGAGACGACCTGCTTGTTGGTCAGCGCTTGGCAGTCGGCCTTGGAATAGAGCGTGCTGGGCACGGCCGTGCCCATGACCTTGTCGCCGCGCGGATAGACCGTCTCGGTGTGCTTGCGGATCGGCTTGCCGCACGACCGGCACAGCGGCTGGATGGCTGACTTGAAGGTCATGCTGGCAGCCCGCGCTTGGCGGCGGCCTCGTCGCAAAGCCGTTTGAGGGTGGCGAACGCTTCCTCGCCGAGGTTGTGCTGCTCGACGACCGCGATGCCGCCGCTGGTTATGCCTAGGCCCAGCACGCGCCGGATTGCGACGGCCTGCGCCTCGGCGCGCGACCGAGGAAATCGCCATCACCCTGTTTCACTGAGGAGGAAACCATGTTCGTCGGCTTCTACGTCGACCACTACGACGATGACGACCGCCAGCCGATCTGCGCTGAGCCGAAGACGGCGTTCTGGCCGCAGGCCGAGCAATGGTAGTTGCGGGCGTCTGGCTCGCAGAAATCCTCGCTGTCGGCGCCGCAGGCGCAGCAGATGCCGAGGCCTTCGTCGGCCAGCGTCGCCTCGTGGATACGCTTGCGCGTCACCAGCTTCTGGCGCTTGCCCTTGGTTTCCTTGAGCCAATCGTAGGCTGAGCGTTCGGTCATCGGGTCTCCTCCTCGATGAAAAAGAAGCGGCAGTCGGCCGCGTTGAACCAGAGGGTCTTGCCGCTCTTGTCGAGGTGGACCTGGACTTGGTCGCCAGAGCGCGGCAGGCGGCGCTCGCCGACCACGTCGCCTAGCCGATCGCCCATCATCCACCGGTCGGTGTGGGGCGGTATCTCGCAGCGTTCGATGCGGGCCATCAGCCTCTCCTGACGCCGGCTTTCGCGGCGTCATCGAACTGCAGCGGCTTGGCGCCGCTCTCGGGGTGAAACCACTTGGTCCCGTCGGCCATTTCTAGGACGACGCCTGGCACCCACTGGGTCATTCCCCAAAGTTCTCGGCAGATGAAGGCGTGGTACTCGCGAAGGATTGCGGTGCAGGTCATCAGATCACTCCACGGTCAGGCCGTCGGCCTCGGCGCCGTCGATCAGGTCGGCGACGAAGCGCGGCTCGCAGGCGAAGGCCTCGCCCATCCACTGCCAGCCCTCGACGCCGACATTCTCGTCGACCCATATCCGACCAGCATCGGTCAGGACATGGATCATGATGACGGAGCCGTGATTGACGGGGTGAAGGTCGGCCATGTCAGTGCTCGCTCGGCAGCAGCATGACGGGTCGCTCTCCGACCTCGACCCAGATTTCGATGCCGGGCTCGGGGAAGGTGGTGAAGTCTATGCGCTTGGCGAGCAACTTGCGCCCATTGCCATCTTCGCAGCGCAAGGTCGCGGTCGAGCCCTTGACGTCGAGTTTCCAGACCTGAAACTCCTCGCCCCGCACCCTCGCATCGAAGGACTGGGCGAAGGCGATCTCGTCGAGCAGCCAGAACGCACCGGCCTCGGCCGCGACGTACTGGACACCATCCGTGTACAGTACTTTCGACAGGCTGTGCCGGTAGTAGTTGTCGGTGCCGGTGAAGTGGGATGTGTCGAGGGTCATGACACTCACCACCCGAACGCGCCGGTTGCGATGTTGAAAGCGGCGCGGTCGAACCGTCCGCGACCGTTGAGCGCGTCGCCGACGGCCACGACGGTCGCCTTGATTGCGGCCATCCGTGCATCATCATCATGGTTGGCGGGTTCGTCCGTCACGCGCCGGATCGCGTTTGCGATGCAGTGCTCTTTGCGGGTCAGGTTGAGTTTCATGACGTGTATCTCCATTCGCCAATGCGGTTGCCGTTGCTGTCGTAGACCGCGCCCTCGTCGAGCCCAGCCACTTCAATCTTCTCCGCGATCTCCCGCAGGATGTGCGCGATCTCGGCCTCGGGGCTGCCCCGGAAGGCGTCGTTGTCGGTGTCGAACTTCAGGGTGAACATCAGACCATGACCCCCTGAAAGAGGCTCACGACCTTGAGGGCGTAAGCACCGGATAGGAAACCAGCGATCTGGTCCGCCGCCTCCTGAGGCGTGTCGGCCCATGAGGGATCAAAGCGCCGCGCGCCACGCTTCGTCGTGTAATAGACGTGGTAGTTGGCGCGCTTGCCTGCGCAGCGCTCGGTATCCGATACGCGAGCACTGAGGCGGTCGTCGTGGATGATGTAGGCGAACTTGGCGGCCATCAGTATCCGAGCCTCCGCAGGTCAGCGTTCAGTGTGCGCCCCCACACGGCGTAGCCGGATGAGGCGTAGGTTTTGCCGCTGATGTCGTGGCGAGCGGTCGGGTTCGTGAACACGACCCCGGCCCGGATGGCGCGCATCAGGCGCACGGCGAGGCTTTTACCGGCTGGGGTGTCTGGCAACGCGATGCCGAGCCCATCCGTCCGGTCAACGCCGTTCCAAGTTGTTTCAACGATCAGGTGCGGCTTGTCGGTCTCGCCCTGCGCTTCACGGCGCCGGCAGGTGACGTTCGCGATAGTGGGGATTTGCATCAGCGGGCTTCCTTCGCGAGGTGTTGTTGAACCTCAAGATCGATGGGGAGCGGCCGGTTGCGGACTGCAGCCGGACCCCACTAATGGATGGTCTCGGCGCGGTCCACGACGCGGGCCGGGCGAGGCATCCAGTTTGGGTTGAAGCGGGCCATGTGGCGCTCCTCATCGATCCACGCCCTCTATGGGCTGTGACCAAAACCATGTCAACATAAATCAACACTCTTGACACTTAAATCATCGCCGTGGCATTCAGGGCGACTATGACATTCCAGGTGGATAGCACCCCGCCGCCGCCCAGCCTTACTCGCGGGGTCGAAGACCTTCAGGTCGGCCAATCCCTTCTCGCCCCAGAGACCGAGCTTGCGACGCTGCGCAACATCGTCCTGCGCGTGAAGCGACGCCACCCTGGGCGCCAGTACACCACGCGCCAAAGCGAGGACGGCCCGAGGGTCTGGAGACTGGCCGACCAGTGAGACGACGGGGATGGTCGGACCCCTTGCTCCGGCCCTTACGAAAGGAGGGCCTATTGGCCCGCCGCAAGAAGAAGACCGAAACCACTGCCGACGACACCCTGGGCGCTGACGGCATCCTGGGCGTGAATGCGCAGAAAGAACTACGGGCCATCGCCGAGCGAATTGGCAATCTGCTCCATGACAAGGAGCAGATCGCGGTCGATCTGAAAGAGGTCTACCAGGAGGCCAAGGACGCCGGCTTCAGCACCGCTGAGCTGCGCAAGGCCATCGCGCTGATCCGCAAGCCGCCCGACAAGGCCAAGGCGGACCTGATCGACCTCTACATGCATGCCATCCAAGGCGATCTGTTCGACAAGGCGGCCTGATGGCCCAAAGGGGGCGAGCAGCCAGGCAGAGCAACGACAACCTCAGGCTCACGCGCCAAATCCGCAAGGACGAGACGGAGCTGCAGAAGTTGATCGTGAAAGACCTTAGGGCCTACTTGCCCGAAGGTGTCTGGTTCGGCTGCTCGCTCTCAGGGCTGCGCCTTCCCATGCACGCCGCCGTGGAAGCCAAGCGCTGCGGCATGGAGAAGGGCGCGCCCGACCTTTCGGTCGCATTCCTGTCCACGGACGACACTCACACCTACTACCTCGAACTGAAGACGCTGGAGGGCCAGTTGCGCCCCGAGCAGGCCGCCTTCGCCCGCTGGGCCGGCCCGGCCTACTTCCGCGTCGTCCGCAGTTTCAGCCAGTACCGCGACATCATGAGCGGTTGGCTCGAGGCGCACGGGATGCGCTTCCTCACGCCAGCCGAGAGCATCCGCAAGGGGCGGCCGGTTCTATGAGCGGGATCGCCTTCAACAACGACAACAAGTTCGACCTGCAGCTTAGCCAGGGTCTCGTCGCCGAGCGTAAGCTGGCCGAGATATTCCGCGTCGCGAAGATCGAAAAGATCGAGGTCAAGAGCGAGAGCTACCTGTGGGAGAGAACCGGCAATATCTGCGTCGAATATGAGCAGAACGGTCGCCCTTCCGGCATCGCCGTCACCGAGGCGGACTACTGGGTCCATGAACTGAAGACGACAGCAGGCGAGACGGTCGTCTACCTGATGTTTCCGATCCAGCGCCTGAAGCATCTCGCCCGGCGCCACTACAGCCTTGGAAACAAACATGAAGGGGGTGGCGATGGCGGTCGCTTCCGCAACGTGCTGATCCCCCTTTCGGATATCCTGAAATGACCGAACTGGTCCGTTACGAGGCGGCGCGGCGCGCCCTGGCCGAGGCTCATGCCATCGACGAGGTCAAGGACATCCGCGACCAGGCGGTCGCGCTGCAGGAGTACGCCCGTCAGGCCAAGGACACCGAGTTGATCGGCTGGGCGACGGAGATACGGTTGCGAGCCGAGCGGAAGACCGGCGAGCTGCTGCAGGATATGGCTGAGCGCGGCGAGCGCGACCGGGGACATGGCGACCGGAAATCGGGGTCGCAGGATGCTACTCCGAAACTGGCTGATCTCGGCGTCACCAAGACGCAGTCGTCTCGCTGGCAACGCCTAGCGCGCATGCCGAAGAGCGAGTTCGAGACCCGCGTCGCCGATGTTCGCAAGCAGACGGTCAGATCGGCTGAGCAGCCAGCGGCGGAGCGCGCGGCTGAGAAGAAGGCCCAGCGCGCGGCCCGCGAGAGCGAACTCGCCGAGCGCCAGACCGCACTGCCCGACAAGCGCTACGGCGTCATCCTGGCCGATCCTGAGTGGCGGTTCGAGCCCTGGTCGCGCGAGACAGGCATGGACCGGGCGGCGGACAATCACTACCCGACAAGCCCCCTGGGTGCGATCAAAATGCGCCAGGTCCAGGACATCACGGCGCCAGACTGCGTGCTCTTTCTCTGGGCCACCGTCCCGATGCTGCAGATGGCGATCCGGGTGATGGAGGCCTGGGGCTTCGAGTACCGCTCGCACTTCGTCTGGGCGAAGGACCGGCCCGGGACTGGCTACTGGAACCGCAACAAACACGAACTACTGCTCGTTGGAGTGAAGGGATCAATCCCGGCCCCGGCCCCGGGAACCCAGGCGCACTCGCTGATCGCATGGCCCGCTAGCGAGCATTCCGCCAAGCCCGAGGTCTTCCTCGAGCTGATCGAGAGCTATTTCCCGAACCTCCCCAAGATCGAGCTTAATCGCCGCGGACCCGCGCGCCCCGGCTGGGATGCCTGGGGGAATGAGACGAGCGAGGCGGCCGCATGACCGAAGTCCTGATCCCGTGGACTGACGAGCGCATCGCCCGTATCAGAAGCCTGCACCTCCAGCACGGCCTGGGCGCCGGCCGCATCGCTGACATCATCGGCGGCACCACCCGCAACGCCGTGCTGGGCAAGCTCAACCGCATGGGCATCCTCCGGCGCCATGACGCCGAGGTCCCGAGCCGCGGCAAGGGCGACGGCCGGGGCTCCGTGACGGCCGCAGAGACCATCGTCCGTCGGGTGAGGCAGGTGGTCGAGGCGAAGCTCGAGCGGCCGCCAGCGGCCATTCTGGAACCGTCAGAGGCCCGTTCGCCGAAGACTGTCATGCAGCTGGGTTTCAATGACTGCCGCTTCCCGCTCGACATCAGCCTGACCGAGTCGACGATGGACACCTTGTTCTGCGGCGCGCGCACGGCGCTGCGCGAAGACGGCGCCCAGCAGCCCTACTGCGCCGAGCACTGCCGGCGCGCGTTCGTGCCCGCCAAGGAGCGCAGGAAGGCCTCGACGCCCTATTGGCTGCGGTGAGAGGTCTTGACCCGCGAGACGAACTAGCGGCAGTCTAAACGGTCGACGGCCGGAGGACACCCATCCTTCCGGCCGCCTAGCAACGCGAAACCTGTAGGAGAGGTGCGTCACATGCAGCTACATATAGCCGTCAACATCCCGGCGGGCAACTATCCCTTGCCGCTCTGCAATCCGCGAGGGCTGGGCATCCCTATCTTTTCCACACGCAACTGGCTGGAACGGCGCTCCAGCGTCTTTTGGCGATGGCGGTTCGATTTGATCATGCGAGCGGTTTGCGCGGCTCACGAGGTCAGCCCCGAAGCGGTCCTAAGCCCTAGGCGCACCAAGGAGATCGTCCACGCGAGACACCATGTCGCCCACGATCTGCGAAAGCAACTGGGCTGGTCGTTGCCGAGGATCGCCCGCGCTCTCAACCTGAAGGATCACACCAGCGTTATCTGGGCCATCGAAGCTCACGAGCGGCGCACGGCCATGCAGACGCCGAGGCTCGCCGCATGAGCGCGCCCCCCTACATGAAGCTCTATATCGCCGACTACCTGGGCGACACCCACCACCTCGACATCCTCGAACACGGCGCGTACCTGCTGCTGTTGATGGGCATGTGGCGCGCCGGGGGATCGCTCCCAGCCTCGGACGGCAAGCTCGCCAGAGTGGCGCGCGCGACCCCGGAGCAGTGGGCTGCGGTGCGCGCAACTGTCATGCCGTTGTTCCAGCGCGAGGGCGGCAAAATCACCCACAAGCGCCTCGCTGCGGAGATGGCCAAGTACGAGCGGGTGTCATCGATGCGAAAAGAGGCGTCTAGGGTAGGCGTTTCTGAAAAACGCAAGAAAAACAAGAAACTAGATCAACCAAATGGTAAGCAAAAGCCAACCATTTGGTTACATAACCAGAACCATAACCAGAGTCAGATAGAAGCTAGCGCTTCTATCCCCCCTGTAGTCCCCCAGGGGACCAACGGCAGAAAGCCTAAACCCGCCAAGCCCGATCCGACCCGATTGGTAGCAACCAAGCGCTGTCCAACCGACTTCGAACCGGACGCCACCGTATGGCGTGTCGCCGACGAAATGGGGCTCTCGGCTTCCGACATCGAGCGAGAGCTAGCGACGATGAAGGATCACCAGTTCCGCACCGCCCACAAGGACTGGCAGGCCGTCGCACGAAACTGGTTGCGCCGGGCCACGCCTCGCGGCCTAAATGGCCATGCGCCCGTGCAGCAGCTCAGCTTCAAGATGCAGGACACCCTGCTGGCGGCCGAGGAAAAACGCCAATTCGATCATCAGTTCAATAAGTTAATGGAGGAGCGATATGGACCCAAACCTCGCGGGGGAGATCAGTTCCGAGATAGCGGCGCTGTCCTCGCACTATCCGGCCCGAAAGTTGGCACAGGCTGAGCGCCTCCGGTGGCTGGCCGACTACGTCGAAGACTTGGCCCGCTTCGATGCCGCCGAAGTCCGCTACGCCTGCGCTCTCTGGCGTGGATCGGATGCGCCCAAGATGCCATCGCCAGGCCAGTTGCTCGCGCTCTGCCAAAAGCACGAGAACCCAGGCAAGTACGCCAAGGTCGAGGCGCTCCCCCGCAAGGCCGAGCCGGTATATACCGAGGATCACAAGGCCGCGATGGAGCGGGCGATCGGCGGCCTAGCCGCAGAGATCAGCGCCCGCTCCAAGCTGCGCGGGCCACTGGAGAAACTGCCAGGCGAGACCGATGTCGACGTCGGCCGGCGCCTCTGGCCAACCCGCGAGCTGCAGGCGCGCGCCGCATGACGCCAAACACGCCAGAGTTCTACTGCGCCACCGGCTACGCCACGCTGCTCATGGTCCTGGCCATGACCCTGCGCGAAGTCAGACACTCAGACGTCGAAACAGGGCGCCGAACAGATGTAGGTGTCTGGCTCTGGCGAGCAGAGACAAGGTTCGAAACCGCGAGGCTCCTGGCGGCCGGCAAGAACCTGTTCGCCGTAGTCGCGCCAAAGCCGAAGCTGAAAACCCGAACCCCTTGACAAGTCACGCGAACGAGAGGCACCAAACGCGGCGCCATGATCCTGACCCACGCTTTCGTCGTCGGACTGCTGATCGCTGGCTTCGCTGGCGCCTACCACGTCACGGAGCAGCGTCGCTACGGATACGCGAGCGCTAAAGCGTCTGCCGCCGCCTATGTTATTTGGGGCACGTCGTTTGTCGGTCTGCTCCTCACCTTGACCGCGTGGCTGAAGTAGTTGTGTCTGGCGGCGGATCGAAAAAGGGTGAGCGCCGCGGCGGTCGAAAGGCCGGCACCCAAAACAAGGTCACCGTCGAAATCCGCGCCGTCGCCATGCGGTATGTACCAGCCGCCATCAAGGAACTCGCCCGCCTCTCGACCAAGGCCGAAAACGAGCAGACCAGGGTTACCGCCATCGGCTTGATCCTCGACCGCGCCTACGGCAAAGCACGTCAACCCGTCGACCAAGTCCTCGACGTCTCGAAGCTGACCGATGAACAACTCAGCGCCATCATCGTCGCCCTCGGTGGCGCGCATCCCGCCCTTGGCGATCTTGCTAGCCGAAGCGGAGAGGCGCAGACGCTTAACTGAGGCCGAGCGAGAGCTAGAGCAGCAGCGCGCCAACGAGCCCGCTCTCGAGGAGCAGCGTCTATACTACGAGGACAGTCTATACGCCTTCCTCAAGACCGCCTGGCGCTACATGGACCCGACGCCGTGGGTCGACGGCTGGTGCATCGAGGCCATCGCTCTGCACCTGCAGGCGGTCGTCGACGGGGATATACGGCGCCTGCTGATCAACATCCCGGCCCGCACCGGCAAATCGTCTATACTCGCCACCGCCTTCCCAGCCTGGTGCTGGGCGCAACGGGAATATACCGTCACCAGCGGGCCAGGCGTGCGCTTCCTCTACGCCTCCTATGCCGAACGGCTCTCGCTGCGGGACAGCGTCCGCTGCCGGCGGCTGATCGAAAGCCCCTGGTATCAGGCGCTCTGGGGCCAGCGCTTCAGCCTCGCCGCGGATCAGAACACCAAGCATCGCTTCGCCAACAACATCGGCGGCGAGCGACTGATCACGTCGATCAGCCAGGCCGCGTCGGCGACAGGCGAGGGCGCCGACATCTTCTGCACCGACGACGCCAATGCCGCCAACCAAGCGCTCAGCGAGGCGACCATCGAAGCCACCAATGACTGGTGGGACCAGACTGCTTCGACCCGGCTCAACGACCCCAAGCTCGGCGCCTTCATCAACCAGCAGCAGCGCTTGGGCGAAGACGATCTCAGCGGCCACATCCTCGAGAAGAACATCGGCGAGTGGACGCATCTGTGCCTGCCCATGCGCTACGAGGCCGACCGCTCATTCGTCACCGTGATCGACTGGAAAGACCCGCGCACGACCGAGGGCGAGCTGCTCTGGCCCGAGCGGTTCGGCGAGGAGGAAGTCCGCATCCTTGAAGCGACGATGGGTCCGTGGGCAGCCGCCGGCCAGCTGCAGCAGCGCCCAGAGCCGAAGGGCGGTGGCGTCATCAAGCGCGAATGGTGGAAGACATGGGAGGAGCCGGCCTTCCCGCCGATGGATTTCATCCTCGCCTCGCTCGACACCGCCTACACCGAGAAGACCATCAATGACTTCAGCGCGCTCACCGTCTGGGGCGTGTTCTCCTCGGCGACCAAGGCGATGCCGGGACGGATCATCGACACCGACGGCCGGCCGGTCTACATCGACCGCTCGTTCACCGATCCCGCGCCCAACGTCATGCTGATGACCGCCTGGCAGGAGCACCTCGAGCTGCACGACCTCGTCACCAAGACCGCCGAGACATGCAAGAAGCTCAAGGTCGACATGCTGCTGATCGAGAACAAGGCGGCTGGTATATCCGTCGCCCAGGAGATCAGGCGCTTATATACCGACGAGACATGGTCGGTGGTGCTCGACGACCCGAAGTCCACCGACAAACTCGCCCGCCTCTACAGCGTCCAGCACCTGTTCGCCGAGGGCATGATCTGGTCGCCGGATCGCGCCTGGGCCGACATGGTCATCACCCAGATCGGCACCTTCCCGCACGGCCGGCACGACGACATAGTCGACACCGCGAGCCAGGCGCTCCGCCGGTTGCGCGACATGGGCATGCTGGTCCGCGCCGCCGAGCGCCTCGCCGCCATCGAGGACGCGAAGCGGTACATACGACCGGCCCCCAAGCTGTATCCGGTATAGACGAGGTATAGACGATATGGCCCTCGAGCGGCTGACCTCGTTCCGGCATGGCGACAAGGGATATACGCTCGGCTCGGCCGAAGGGTTCATCGCGTATGCCAAGACGCTTTTGCGCGACCAAGGTTTCACTCTCACGCGGCTCGGAGAACACGAGATCAACGAGCTTCTGTGGCGGGACGACCTGAATGGCTATGACGCGACATTTTTCACGTCACTCACGCGCTGCGGCTTGGCCATAGGCGTGCGAGCGCCGTGGCGAAAGCGGAGGCGGTCGGATGGTGACGGCATCATCGAGAAGGCCGGTCTCCTGGCGATATATACGGTATAGACGCGGATTGCGCTGTATATACGAACCGGTCTATATCGCGCTTCATGACCGAAGACGAAGCCAAGACGAAGTGGTGTCCGTTTGTGCGCCTTATAGCGGGAGAAGCGATCACGACCGGCTCTAAGGTCGGGGGAAACCTAGCTGCATCGTTCAATCGAATAGCGCACGCTGAAAGCGCCGGATTTACGACGCCCGACGCCTCTAAATGCATCGCCTCCGACTGTATGGCGTGGAGGTGGAAAGACGAAATAGAGCGTCGGTGGACTCAAGATGCGCCCCAAGGTGAGGGGTGGCAACGCTACGAGGCCGTAGGCGGTATCGCACATTGGGCGCGAACCTCAAGGACGCCACACGGCTACTGCGGCCTAGCAGGCCAGCCATGAAGCCCAAGGGAGCGTGGGAAGCGCCAGACCATCTGTGGCGAGGGTTCTATGACCCAAAGGGGCGAGCCATGGTCAACGCAAGCATGGGGCATGTCATCGCCGACGCCGCTTGTGAGGCGGCCAAGAAGCTCACCGGCCGAGAACTGCGCGCTCTAGTGCTCGCCGCATGTTCGACGGTGATTTGGCCCGGGTTGGTGGCTGCGGCGCAAACAAGCGAGCGTAACGACATGAAGCCCAAGGAACGCAACGACCAATGACCAAACTCATCTCCATGAAGGTGCCGGACGATGTCCTGGCCGCCATCGACGCCGACGCGAAGGCGCGCGGCGTCAGCCGAACGGCGCTGCTGATTGGCGCTTGGCGCACCGTGGCGCATCCGCCGTTCCTCATGAGCGACACCGGTGACGCGAGGCCGGTCCTCGGGCCCCTCGGGCCGCCAGTCCGCGTCAAGCCCAGCGAGGAAGGGCTCATCACGGTCGGCGATCCGGTCGCCAAGCGTCGGACGAAGCGTCGAGCCCCCGGCCCAGCGATGGAACTAGCCGTTCGAGGCCCTTTGTCTGGCCTCGACATCCAGGTTGGGCGCAGGGTCACCAAGCCCGGTGACATGCTAAAGAAGCCGAAGGCGAAGAAGTGATCCCGCTGCTCATAACTGCCATGGTCCTCACCTGCGGCGATCACCCACAAGCCGGTTGCGTACGAGAAACTGGCGAAGCGGCTGTAGCTGTCGTTCTCACCCTGCCGCCTTGCGGCACGCCTGAGGCCACAAAAGAAAAGGCCTGCACGCCCTGGGTCGTGCGGCGGGTGCCGACGCAGCCGCCAGACGAATGGCCGCCTTATGAGACGCCAACGCCCTTGCTCACTTATCCTGGCGCTGTATCGACAATCTGCGGCTTTAGCGGATATGCGCCATGCCCGATGGGTAGCTTAAGGAACCGGCCATGAGTTGGGTCGCAAGAGAGTGGGCTAAAATGAACCCGTGGGAGCGGATGAGGGTTCGTATCCTAGAATGGCTAATCCTAGCGCTAGGGCTGTGAGCGAAGAGGAAGCGGTATGAAACCGGTTATCATGTTCAGCCTGATGACAGCGGCGGCGGCGGCGGCGACGATGGCCATCGTGCTCACCGCCGACGTGGCCTGGTCGGCGCCGACCCAGCTGGTCACGGCCTCGCCTGCGATGGCGCCGCCGCCGAAGCCGGCGCTTCCTGGCGACTACCGGCGCGATCCGGGGCTCTGGTGCAAGATCGCCCGCGAATGGGCTTGGTTGTCGCTCCTGGGCCAGGGAAAGGACTTCCAGAACGTCCTGATGGTCGAGACCAGGGATGGCGTGGTCTATTGCGACCCGTCGGGGGCGACGCGACTTGAACCATCTAAGCCATGACCACCGAAACCATCACCATCGAAGCGCCACCGGAGAACGCCACCGATCCCGCAGGCTGGCGCGTCGGGCAGTACTACACGCTGATGGTCGAAGCGTTGCGCGCCCAGTACGAGGGCGGCTACTGGGACACGTCCGAGGGCGCACGTCTGAAGCGGGCGGCGCTGAAGCTCTACGAGCAGCGAAACCCACACGGTAGTGAAAGCATGCGCGATACGATCATGATCACCGTGCCCGGCCCACAGCTGGCCGAGATCGCCAAGAACCAGTATGGCGTCGCCCTGCGTGGCCCGTTCGCGCCTTTCTGGGCGATGTACTTGCGCGAGGCCCGCGCTATGCTGGCGCTCGCTGACGAGGTAGGAGCGGAGAATGGCTGATGGTGAAGTTGATCTGAGCGAGGCGGGTTTCAACGAGTTGTCGCGCGTGTGCCGAGGGCAGGTCGACAGCAAGTGTGCCTACGCGCCCACCAAGGCCGAGTTAGTTGCGGCTGACGATCTCTACGCGCGTCTCTACGAGCGTCACATGACCGTTCCCGATGGCCTGTACCCGGCCGTCAGGTACAATGCGACCGGTAGCGATGTGAACGTCATCCGCCAAGCCATCCCGACCGAGGTCGACGCCTGGTCGAAGTTCCGCGCCGCAGTAGCGAGGCCGATCTGGGGGCTCTCTGGCGGCATCGATGATGTCGCGAGCTTCGTCGCCCGCTTCGCCTGCTTCATCGGTGGCGGCTGATGGCGGCCGGCCAGGGACGCAAGGTCTCCGACGAGACCATCTGCGCGATCCTTCTGCTATCCCCGCGTCTGAGCACGGGCCAGATCGCGCTCAAGCTCGGGCTTTCGCCGCAGGTGGTCTACAACTACCGATCTGGCCATCTGCGTCGCGCCTGGACCGTCGCCCGCAAGCACGGCCTTGCCATCCAACCGAGAAAGCGACGCCTTGATGTCTCTCAATACAACCGCGCCGCCTCGCTGGCGCACATCAAGGCGGTGATGGACGGCGATGCCTAGCCTGGGATACGCGGAAGCCAGCGAGCGGGCCGAGGCGGCGCTCATCAATGCCCTCGAGGCCTATATCGCTGGCGACAAGCCGCGCTTCATCTTGGAGCGGGCCAGGTACAATCAAGTGATCGAGAGCATGCCCGGCATCGCCGCCCGACCGCCGAGCGCCAAGGTGCTGGCGGCCCTCCAACGGCTCGCCAGACACATGCTGCGAGCGCCAAAGCGGAAGAAGAAGCGGGCGCCCGATCCGCCACCGGTCGATGCCTACGGCCACCGCTGATAGGCCGATGACGCAACAGCCCGAAGACCCGAAAGTCGCCGCCCGGCTCGAGCGCCTGCGACGCCAGGCCGCGCTGCCAGACGTGCTCGCCCAAGCCGTGGTCGATGAGATCGGCTACCACCTCTTCTCGGTGACTGTCTGGGGCCGCAAGAAGAGCCAGCCGGAAGGTTGCGAGGTCAGCCGCACCTATGCCTTCCCAGCCCCCTCCGACGAGTTCGCGGCTAGGCAGGCCATTGCCAGGTTCTGCCGGGAGATCGGGACCGATGACGGGCGCCTTCACTGAGAAGCGCGCAACAGTGACGATCAGTTGGGGGCGCGATAGCGTAAGCGTCTGGGGGCGGGGCCAATCAGTCGTTTTGCGGCTATCAGCCGATCCGCCAACCGTCGCAGTGACAGAGGATGGCGGAAAGCGCTACATGTTGCGTCGGCTGACCAGCGATGAGGTGACCGCCGTGCTCAACGCCTTCGCAACGTCGACTTGCTCGCGCGCCTGACATGGCCGGCCTCGTCCCGCACAATCTGCGCCTCGTGCCCCCAGGGACGCCGCCCGCGGCCAACGATGACGGTGGGGTGTCGGTGGACGTCGGCGGTCCCGAGGCCGCCCAGGACCCCTCCCAGCCGCTCCTGCGCATCGAACACGAGGATGGTTCGATCACCATCTCGATGGACGGCCGCACGCTGGGCGAACCGGCGACCAAGAACCCGGCTGGCTGGTTCGACAACCTGGTCGACGAGATCGACGACCTGGAGCGCACCCGTCTCACCGAGGACTTGATCCGCGGCATCGATGACGACCTCCAGTCCCGCGCAACCTGGATCGACGCGCGCGCGACGATCCTGCGGCTACTCGGCCTGAAAATCGACGTGCCCGGCATCAAGGGCGCCGCCGATGGCGCGCCGGTCGACGGCATGAGCACCGTGCGTCACCCGCTGCTGCTCGAGGCGGTGCTGCGCTTCGCGGCCAATGCCAGAAGCGAGCTGCTACCGAGCGATGGGCCGGTGAAGGTCCGCAACGACGGTTCGGGCGATGCCGGCGAGGACCAGCTGGCCACCGCGCTGCAGAAGGACATGAACCACTGGCTGACGGCCGTGGCGACAGAGTACTACCCCGATACCGACAAGATGCTGCTGGTGACCGGCGCGGGCGGGGCGGGCTTCAAGAAGGTATTCCGCTGCCCGCTGCGCAATCGGCCGGTGAGCGAGAGCGTCGACGCCGAAGACCTGATCGTCTCCAACAACGCCACCGACCTCGCCAATGCCGGCCGTGTGACGCACCGCTCGATGATGCGGCCCTCGGTGGTCAAGCGCCTGCAGCTCCTGGGCGTCTACCGCGATGTGCCGCTGTCGACGCCACTGCCGCAGAACCTCGACGCCGCCCAGCGCGAGCGCAAAGAGCAGCAGGGCGTCGCCATCGACGCCAGCAACCCGGAAGACCGCGACCGGGAAATCTACGAGTGCTACTGCGAACTAAACGTCAAAGGGTTCGAGCACCAGTACAAGGGCAAGGAGAGCGGCCTCGAAATTCCCTACCGGGTGACCATCGACGTCTCCTCGCGCCAGATGCTGGCCATCAACCGCAACTACAACGAGCAGACGAAGGAACTGCCGGTCGCGCGCAAGACCTTCGTCAAGTATCCCTATGTACCCGGCCTCGGCTTCTACGACATCGGCCTCGGCCACATCCTCGGCGACACCGCCAATGCGCTCACCGCCGCCGAGCGGCTGATGCTCGACAATGGCATGTTCGCGAACTTCCCAGGCTTCCTCGTCGCCAAGGCCGCGACCAAGCAGAACACCAACATCGTCCGCGTCCCGCCCGGCTCCGGCGCGCCGATCGACACGATGGGCGCCGACATCCGCACCGCCGTCATGCCGCTGCCCTATTCGACCCAGGGCATGGCGGCGCTGATGACGCTCGCCGAGCACATGGAAGAGAACGGCCAGCGGCTCGGCGGCACGGCCGAGATCAGTGTCGGCGAGGGGCGTCAGGACGCGCCCGTGGGCACCACGCTCGCCCTGATCGACCAGGCCACCAAGATCGAGAACAGCGTCCACAAGCGCCTGCATGCCGCCCAGGCCGAGGAAATCCAGATGCTGGTGGAATGCTTCCGGGAGGACCCGGAAAGCTTCTGGCGTTGCGGCGACATGCCATCGGGCAAGGCCTGGGACGAGGCGACCTTCCTCGCCGCGCTGAAGGACTGCAACCTCGTGCCGCAGGCCGACCCGAACACCTCCAGCCAGACGCAGCGGCTGATGAAAGCCCAGGGGCTGCTGCTGCTGTCGGCCGCCTCGCCGAGCATTTACGACCCCATCGCCGTCCACAAGCTCGCCATCCGCACGCTCGGCTTCAACAATCCCGAGCAGTACATGGCGCCGATCTCGGCAATGGGTCAGCCGCCGCCGCAATTGGTCGAGATGCAGACCAAGCTGCAGATTGCCAAGCAGGAGGCCGATGCGAAGACCACGGTGGCCAACGCCAAAGCCGCCGAGATGCAGGCCAAGGCCGCCCAGGGGGGCTTCTCGCGGCTGCCCCAGCAAGCCTCGCCCTACGAAGGCGTCGAGGCGCGCGCCAAGCTGATGGACGCCGAGACCAAGCGCGCCGACCTGCACATCAAGCGCGAGGACATGATGACGCAGGCTCACGAGAGCGCGCTCGACCGTCAGTCCCGCGAGCGCCTCGAGTTGCTCGATCTGGCGCGCGAGGTGCTCAGCAATCCGCAGGCGGCCGCGATGGGCTCGCGCGAATTGCCCGGCATCGAGAAAGAGGTCGGCGCGTAAGTCACATGACCGACGCCGAACTGTCGTATGGGCCGCTCAACCGAAAGGGGGTGATGCACCATAGACCCGTCGCAAGACGCTTCCCCCACGATAAGACGATGCCCCTGGCCTACGGGTCAGGGGCTTTCTTATTCGCAGGTTCGCGCATTCGTGGTAGCGCTTCGGGCGGGAGGCGGCCGATGGGCGAGCAGCGGCGACGCAAGGCCGGCGGCGAGGACTTCATGGAGCGCTCGATCCATGCGGCGCTCGCTTGGCATCGCGACATGCGCGGTCGCTATCGAGCGCGCGGTTTCCTCGACACGCTCTACTTCAGCTGCACGGACTTGCGGCCGGCGGCGACGATCATCGCATTCAAGAACGCCAAGGCGCGGCGCAAGGCGCTCTTCCGCAAATGGTCGCGCAAGGGGCGCGAGAGCCGGATCAAGTGGCTCCGCTACGTCCAGAGCAACCGGTGCTATCTCTGCGACCAGCCGTTCACGATCCGCAATGCGCCGACCGAGGACCATGTGCGCCCCTGGTCTCAGACGCGGGTCACGCACGGTAATGTCTGTCTCGCGCATTCCGACTGCAATCATCGCAAGGGCGACAGGCCTCCCTTTGGCTGCGAACTGGTGTATCTGGAGGCGGTGAACGCCCAGATCATCGCCATCAAGGGCCAGGAAAAGGTCGCCGCATGAGCCACTGGCGCACGCCCCGCGGAACAACCCATCTCACTTGGAATGCGAAGCCGACATTCCTCGACCGCACCTGGTGGCGTTTCATCTACTGGTGGCGCTGGGAAGCGCCTTGGGCGCCGAAACGGGGCGTCGTCGTCAGCGACAGGAACTGGGCCAATGACCGTTAAGCAGCGGGCCGCCATCGCCGAACTCAGGGACTGGCTGGATAGCGTCCTGGCTGCCGATACGCCCTCGACCCATGTCGACACCAAGTTCGAAACAGAGCGCTTTGCGACCTTGGTCGAGGCCATCGCCGACGCCTTCGATCCGCCCGACATCTACGCCGACACTCAGTTACGGCCGAACCTCAACCGCCTCCAAGAAGGTGACGCGACCTCATGAGCGAGCTTTCGAAGTCCGCCCGCAAGGCGATGAAGGAAAAGGCCTATCGCCTCGGCGACGCCGATCCGCACCAAAAGGTCGATGCCTCCAGCTGGTCGCCGCCAGAGCCGCTCGACACCGAGATGAAGGTTGGCCTCAGGCCTGTCTCTCGCCAGCACCGCAAGCGCGGCGGCAAGGTTGACGGCAAGCATGCGCACCACCACGCCGGCCGCCGGCCGCGCGCCAAGGGCGGTCGGCTCGCCGACGAGATCGCCAACACCAACATGAAGGAGGCCAACGAGGAGCGCTCCGGCGCCAAGCGGCTGCATGGCGGCTTCAAGCGCGGCGGCCGCGCCCGCAAGGACATGGGCGGCCCGCTCGCCACCCCGCTCGCCGCCGGCATGGGCGGCCAGGGCCGCTTCGGCTTCAATTTCCCAGGCGTCTCCCGCTCGCCGATGCTAAAGAGGGGCGGCCGGGCCAGACGCGCCGACGGCGGCGTGCTCGATGAGGCGTCGGAAGCTCGTAGCCTGCCGCCAACGCCAACCGGCGGGGGCCAGGGCTACGACCCGGTCGCGGTCAACAAGGCCATCGCCGCCTCGAACCGGGCCGGACGCCGGATCGGCGCCAGCGAGGCCGCCAAAATCCATGCCTTGCTCCGTGGTCGCTATTCGAAGGGTGGCCGTCCGACCAAGGCCGAGATCGGCGAGGCGGTGCTGAGCGCGCACCGCAAGGAGCACGCGGCGCTCAAGCGCGAGCGCGGCGGCAGCGTCGCCGATGGTAGGCTTGAGGGCACGCGGCCCACAGGCGGTCGACTGGCCCATGCGAAGGGCGGCAAGGCCTTCCA